TCTTGGTAGAGGGGCATATGTCTAATCTTGGCAAGCAGCGTTAGGACTCTATGTTCCTAGCCTGAGTGCGGATATTAGGAAATTCCGACTGCTTGATTCAGATTAAACCAAATGGTCCATAACACGGTAATACAGCCGAGCCGTCGTCTTCCCTCCATTACTAGTGGGGGCCTGATGATAGTGAAAGCTATGCTTGTGTCACCGGACCTGACGGAGAATCTGTATAAAGTACCAGAATTTGAGGATACCACTCCCATAGTGAGTAAAACTTGTTCATAACATATTAAATTACCCAACTAACTAAGTTAGAAGGCTAATCAAATTGTTCTGAAAACCAAACATCTTTTTTACGCTGCATCATTGCAGTTTTAAAAAGATCTTTGGCAAATTTTGCAACACCTTGGGAGACTTTTACATTGGATCTATCCTGAAATAATATAGTAGGGTCAGGGATAGTTACTATTTCTAGCAACTCTCTCCAAGCCTTTCTATTTATTATTTCAGATAAACGCTCATTCATTCTACCTGACTCAGCTAATGTGCTTTGCCAGACAGGATGATAGGGCATTATTGGATAGATATCCTCTTTAAAAGCCTCTCCTTGGTTTACGGAAACCTCAGCAAAGAAATGATTGATACGTTTATGGAATCCTGTTAGGAAACCTTTCGTATCCTCATTTCTCTGCATGATCTCCCGGATTAATGTTCTTTCTAATAACCAATCTAAATATTCCCTAGCATCGATTGAATCGTTGTTTGGGAATGGAAACCAAGAGGTATCCTGTTTCTTAATAAGATACAGGATCTCACTTGTGTCTCCCGTTTTTAAATATTTCCATACTGCTGAAAATTCAGCAGCACGGTTTAAAAACGATAAAGAATGTTTATGTGGAAAGCCCATAACCCGATAGAGATCATAAAGTAAACCAGGCACATTATTGAACTTTCGAGCAGGTGTTCTCTCAATGATGGAATAAATCATAGGTACTAATAAATGATATTTTCTCCAAGAGGACATAAGTCCCCGAAGAGGAATACCAGATATTTCATATCCATGACTTATCCATCGTTTAGCGAACTCATACGTATGATTAGAATCATGCGTTTTGTTCGTAGAGATACCTACTCCAAGAATAGACAAGATCTCACAATACTTGTTAGATACAGCCGTATCTGCGATAACAATATCATCCCCTAGTAACATATAATCTTTGAAAGGCATAGTTTTACCTATACTTTTCGCAGAATATTGTACTACAAGATGATGTGTTAAAGCAAATATAGCCCATGAACTATATGCTCCCATAGGTTGACCAGCACAGTATTTAACTGTCCGGTTTTCCCATGGAACATACACTTCATAATCTACAAGTAAGCTTGACCATGCCCGTGCAACCTCTTCAGAAGATAACTCTTGAAACAACATTCGTTGTAATTCAAGAGGAAATCTATCTGTAGCGGCTGTAAGATCTATACTATGGTAGGGACCTTCTTTCTTTATCATAAATGGATTTTGATCGAAAGTTCTATCTTCTGGAATCATTCGTAATAGATTGAAACCAAAGTTATGAACTCCTTTCAAGGCCATTTGTGACCAATAATCGAAGATACATATGATTCGGGCCTTTCCTTCAGGATCATTCACAATAGATAGTTTACGTAAGTAACCTACATATTCTGGACGTCTAGAATGAAAAGCCTTACATAGTATTCCAAACCACTTTTCAGTGGCTGGAGCCCACTTCTCGATGGGTTTTAGAATCGGAGGGATATTTGGGACAATACGTCCTAAAATATTCAACGGTTCTGGATATCCACCGGTAAGTAGTACCAATTCAGCTTTCATTTTATCAGACACCTTATGTGTTTGTAAAACAGAAGTTGGAGTTGTTACTCCCATAGGACCAGATTTATTCGAGTTTATCAGATCAGTAAGTGTAAAGTCACTTTTAAACTTAGGAAAATTATACATCTTTACAAATTCAGGAATAAATTCCTGAAGTTGATATGGTATATAACCTTCCCAAGGTGAGGTGATCGTTGACAAGTCAGGATCTTTAGTACCTGGTAAACATCTGGAGATATTAAGCAATGTTAAAACAAAGCTTTTACCTTCATTTGTTCCCAGTAAATCTACGATTGGTGATAAACCTTTTGGTAAACCATCTTTTCGTAGAGATAAAGACCCTTGAGGTGTTAACAGTGGAACTCCACAAATATAACGAGTGATATGCAATCTGATGGCTTTTATGTGACTTATAGTCCATAGAAACCCTCTGGTTGAATACCATAGTTGTATTTTAAGAGACCACCACTCACTTACGAGTTTGGCATTCTCAATACTCGGGTACCACCATGTTATAGCCCAGTGAATAATTTTCATTAGGCTTAGCATGTTGTATGGTAAGTTGTAGGGTCACACTCTGTTCTTACTAGGAATTCTCCACGTTTCCATGGAGGTCGTAATAAGAGGCATTTGCCCGA